CGTGATTTTAATGGATGGCTTCTATAAGAAGGAGATGGGTATCTTAGAGCAGGCTGATAAGATTAAGGTCATCAGAAATAAGTGGGGACTTCCTCAAGATCAACAGTGTTGGGCCGATCCTAATATATTTAGGAGATTTGGGAGTAGTGCAGGCAATGTTAATGAGACAGTCGCTAGTCAATTTGCCAACTTGGGCGTCCCGATGCGTCGAGGGAATAACGATGTACTCGGGGGGATTGTCAAAGTCGGCAGTTATCTCGCTCCTACTCGCTTTCATCGTAATCCTTTCAGTGGGGCTTTTGGTGCTCCTCATATATTTATAAGTAGAGATCTAGATTGGTGGATCGATGAGATTGGTGGCTATTATTGGGATAAGGATACAAAGGGTGAGAGAGACGATAAACCGAATGATAAAAACGACCATGCGATGGATACTACGAAGTATATGTTGACTAATCTCGATGCGATTGCGAAGCCCGACCCATTTAGGGATGTAGAGCCTAAATACTTGCAATGGATGGAAGGCGAGTATAGGGTGCATGAGGCGAGGAAGTGGCGTCATCGTAATAGTAAGACACAAGAGATGAGCGAGATTGCAAATGGCTGATAATCAGGAAGAATTTAATGCCATTAGCGATAGTCTTAGTGAAGGAGGTATTGAGCCTACGAAAGAGATTGAGAAATATAGTCCGTCTTATAAGATGATGGCGGATACGAAGATTCCTGTCAGTAAGCATCTGGGGAAGTTGTGGAAATCGAGGAGGGATCAGGCAAAGAGTAAGTTGAAGAATGAAGGGATAGCGGATGCATGGGACGAATGTATTCGTTACTATAATAATGATCAAGTCACTCAGAGTAGTGTACAGGGTAGTCCAAACACGTCAAGAATGGCGCGTAAAGGCACGGGAGTCTCCGATGAACACATCGAAACGGAGAATGTTGTATTCGCCAATACTACCGCACTTGTACCCGCTACCTACGCTAAAAATCCCGATATCGAAGTCACAGCTAACGATAAGCAGGATGAAGCGACTACCTACTTCGCCACATGCGCGGAGAGGCTGGTCAACACATTATTTGCGAAGAAGACATCGCCCGGCGTCAATTTGAAGCCAAAGGTGCGTAAAGCTATTATAATGTGTACGTTGACTAATGTCGCGTATTTGGAGATGGGTTGGACGGAGAAAGAGGATAGTAGTGAGGCCATCCTTAATGAAATAAATTATGAGGCGGATAGGTTGGCTAAAGCGAAAGATATGCAGGAGATTGAGGAGATTGAAGGATGTCTGGCGGCATTAGAGGATAAAGTTGATGTGTTATCGCCTGCTGGACCGTGGTTGAAGTTTAGACATCCTAAAGATGTGCTACGTGATCCAAGTACGACGATGAATGATTTGACTGATTGTAATTGGTTGATGATCGCTGACTTCGTTCCCACTAATCTGTTGAGGGCTATCTACTTCAAGAAGTCAGAGGATAAGAGCGACGAGTGGGAATCGATATATAAGCCGACACACGTGTTGAATGCGAAATCACAAGGAGGACATCTAGAAGACGAGATTAATAGTTTTTCGCTTCTATCAGATAATAAGGATTATCAAGCATATGGGTATGATGATGAAGAGAGCTATTGCAAGGCGCAATATACGAAAGTTTGGCGAGTCTATGACAAAGTTACGCGCAGGCTTCTACTATTCCACGATGCGAACTGGTCGTGGCCCATCTGGGTCTGGGATGATCCATACAGTCTCACAAACTTCTTCCCCGTCTTTTGTTTGGAGTTTTATACCGATCCCGAGGGCGACTATGCTCGATCTGAGGTCATGTACTACCTCGATCAACAAGATGCGATCAACGAGATTGCGAGTGAAAGGAGGAGAGCGATAGCATGGGCGAGGAAGAATTTATTCTACGATATAGATGCGATAAAAGATCCTGCCGTCATTTCAGCCTTTCTAAGCGGTGCGGAGAAGGGTGGTGCAATCGGAGTAAAAGTGCCAGATGGAAAGAAGATGCCAGACTTAATATTCAGCCTACCTCCCCCTTCTGGACAATTTATGCAGTTGTTCGATCCTCAACCGTACTTACAAGCCATCGACCGCGTATCAAGCGTTACAAATGTGATGAGAGGCGTCGAGTATAAGACTAATACTACAAATAAAGCCATTGAGTCTTATGAGTCGCAGACACAGACGCGACTAGATGAGAAGATCGATCAGATTGAAGAATTCATTGGGAATATAGGAATGAGTCTGCTGGAATTGTGTGCGAGTAAGATGCCAGCGGAGATGGTGGCTGCGTTGATAGAGGATAAGTGTGGAGAGGTATGGAAGCAATTCACACCTATGTCACCCTCAGAGTTACATGCTAAATTCTCGATGCAAATGGTTGGGGGGAGTGCGCTAAAACCAACAGCTAGAGCGAAGAAGGAGGCGGCACTACAGATGGGACAAGTTCTAGGCCAATTTGGTAAAGCAGTTCCCGCTGCGGTGCTCGTAATGATGAGAGTATTCGAGAGAGCGTTCGATGAAGTTGTAATTACCGAAGAAGATTGGGCGATGATTAGAGCTTCAATTGAGAAACAACTTGCACCTGATCAACCTGAACAGCAACAACAGCAACCCGGTGGCGACCAGATTGCTGAAATGGAGCAGATGTTCAACCAACTACCACCACAGGCGAAAAAGGCGGTAGGAGATGCTACAGCAAAAGGCGTACCCATCAGACAGGCGATGGAAGAGATAATGATGAGAGTGCAGCAATCTAAACAGAATAGAGTTACGGATATCCATAATCAGATGGCGACTCCGACACAACCTAGTATAGCTAGAGGACAACAAAATGGCGCCCCGACGGGAATCCCCCAACAGTGATACTGAAGATGCAGTACTAGATAACGTACCTGGTCTCGCTGAAGAGACTGGAGCAGACGAGTTTGAAGGTGTAGAGGAAGCGAGCGACGAAGGCGCGCAGGATGATCCACGACAACAAGTTGATCCTAACCAACAGCGTCAACAAGATGATGGTCAGGTTCGATATGACCAAGCTGGTAATGTTATTGACGCTCGCGGTAATATTGTCGCTCCTGCTGGTAGAGGTAGGAGGCTAGACGAACAGAATAAACGCTATCGGGGCCTTCTTGAAGCTAAAGATAGAGAATTACATCAGTTAAAAGTAGCACAGGCGGAAGCCAAATACCTCAATGGTGCGCCGCAATCTCTGGGGCTAAATGCCGATGAAACGGCTGCGGCTCTTGACATGATGGCACTCTTCAAGTCTAATCCGGGCCAACTCGTCCAAATCGTTCTAGCAGAGGCATCCGCTAAAGGTATCGATCTAAATAAGTTACTCGGTTCGAACATGGGTAGTGTTCAGACCGAAGCGATTAAAAAGATGCTCGATGAGCGTCTTGGTCCTCTCGACAAGATGAATAAGCAACGAGAGGAAGATACCCGTATCAATACGGCGGTGACACATAGATATAATACGTTCCTGACTAAATACCCTGACGCAGAGCCGCATCAGGATGCTATCGCAAACTTAATGCGGACTCAAGGTCTTCACGAGACTGAAGCATACTTTAGAGTTCGCGAGTTTGCGCTTCGGAATGGGTTGGATTTTGATCAACCTCTTGGTCCTCAATTAGCTGCTATTATGCAGCAGGGAGGTCAGCCGAGGCAACAGGCATCCCGTCGTCGTCCAATCGTTAATGGTAGAACACCATCTAATGGGATGACAGAGAGGAAATCAGAGGTTGCTTCACCAGAACGATCATATGCATCGATCATTGATGAAGCACTCATAGAAGCAGGGTATCAAGGATAATGTCGGTCCTCGCAACAGTCCTCAATTCAACTCTCACTAAGTCACGTGGGAAATTGATTATGGCCGCCGTTAAGTCCAATGCGTTTGTGGCTTGGGCAATGGCGACTAATCGTGTGGAGTACGAAGATGGTGGTTGGGAAATCACTAATCCCCTCACCGTTGGACGAAATCCGAATGTGGGAACGTATGAATACTATCAGACGCTCCCCATCAATCAGACCAATGAATTCACGACTGTCCGTTATGGATGGAGTAGATTCGCTGGTACGGTTATCATCTCCGAACAAGAGGAAGATGAGAATAAGGGTAGAGCACAAATCTTCAAGCTGATGAAAGCGAAGATGGAAGTGCTTGAGGAGAGTATTAAGGAACAGTTCTCCGCATACTTGTATGCTCCCGGTGGCGGAACTGATCCTCTCGGACTTGCTACTCTTATTCCTGATGATCCGACTACTGGCACGCTAGGTGGTCTTAGTCGTGCAACTGAACCACAATGGCGCACATCATCGTATGACTTCAACGTAGGTGGTATCGATTCCACTAATATCGAGGAAGCTCTTGATGACGTGCTTATGGATCTCACTGTTAAAGGTGAGCGTCCAGACATCATGTTGACTGGACGTAACTTGTACCGCATCTATAGAGCGGCCGTTAGAGATAAGGTGACTATTCAGTTGGGCGAATCCAACAATGGCAAGAAGATGATGGACCTTGGCTTCAAGGGTATCAGTCATCAAGCCGTTCCGATGCTCTACGATGAAGATTGCCCGGTGAATAAGATCTACTTCATCAACTCTAAATATCTTCGTCTTCACATCCTTAAACATGTGAACATGAAGGTTAAAGAACTTACCGCACCGTGGAACGTGGATGCGAGTGGTAGTCGTACCATCTGGCAGGGTCAATTCTGTCTGTGGAAGGCTTATCGTACTCACGCTGTCCTTATCAACGAGTGAGAGTGATGGCACAATCAGTACAGCTTAAGCAGGATAAACCCGTCCCTAAATTCATTATCGAAGAGGGCGGGCCATATAAGCGTAGGGTCGCTACTTATAATAAGGAGAAGCGACTCTTTGACTATTCGGAAGTTGAGGAGCCTTCTTCGTATATCCTCAAGTTTCCGAAAGGCCACTCCATCCGTATAAGGACTCGTGCAGAAGTCGAGCGCCTCGTTGGTGATCCCGAACACATCGAACTCGTTGATCTCGAAACTAGTGATGTCGTAGGAGCTATTCACCGTCCGCTCGCGAAGAAAGGAGATAAATAATGGCACAGAACGTCAATGCGCAGCACTTCGATACATGGAATAGCAATGTTAACATGTATGTACCCGCTGCGAACTTCAGTGCGGATATTGATTATCTGACTGGAGAATATAGAGCGGATTACGGTGCAGTTGCCGCTATCAGTACTACTGGTGTTCTTGCCGGTGGTAACTGGGGTGTAGCTGGTAGCTCTAACGTATTCGCTCCTGATTACAAGTCGAAGATGACACCATTTGGTCGTCAGCTTTCATTTGCATCACTCGCTACTGCTGCAAACGTTGTCACCATTCAGGGTCGCGATTACATGGGTCAACCGATCCGTGAGACACTTACCCTTAATGGTGTTACCCCTGTTCTCTCTGCGAAGATTTATAAGTCACTTGAGCTTCTCACTTGGACTGCGCCTAACGGTGCGGCTACTACCGTTAATATCGGTTATACCGATGTTCTCGGTGTTCCGTATCGTACTGTCGCTGCGCAGAATTGGTTTGAGAACGGTCTCTCTGCCACTGCTGGCACACTCGTAATGGGTTTGCCTCTCGCGACTACTCCGACTGCTACTTCGGCTGATCCTCGTGGTAGTATCGACTTTACTACTGCATCTAACGGCACTATGACTTACTCATTCATCGGTGTCGCCGACCTCACTAGTCTCTACGGTAATGCTCACTTCGCAGGTTAGTGTTAATGGGGATTTCTTATATATATAAGGAGTCCCCACTCTTTTAGAGGTAGTGATGACCACCTTTAGTGATCTCATTCAACGAACACTTATAGAGTTAAGGCAGGAACCAGGCATTTCTGTTCAGCAGTATGCGGAAGATATAGTCGCTGCCATTCTTCAGAGACAATTTAACGTGTTCTTTGATCACTATTGGTGGCCTACATATACAACTAATAGAGAAGTAATGACGCTCAATGGATTGGATGGGCAGGTTATTGAGGATTTAAGACAGAAGATTAAGCGTAGTGATGATGTTCGATTTATTTGGTACGGGACGGAGACTGCTCCATTAACGGCAATGCCTCCGGGTATGAATATGGTCACGTTCCGAAGATATTATGAGAACGTACCTAACGATAAGATATTTCGTATTTTGCCTATTACTACTACGGGTACGATAACAGTCACATATCGTACTAAGCCCGCACCATTTATATATAATGACGAAGTTAAAATAGATGATGACTTATTGGTTTGTGCTACTGCTTATAACTATTTAGCTGATGATGAAGACGCTCCTAATTCGATTAAGAAGTTTGCAGAGGCTACAGCCAAACGTGAAGAACAGTTAAGGGAGGCGATGAATAGAGGACCAATACCTTATGGTGCTCCAGCGGCTAGTCCATTTGTTGATTGGATGACTGGGTAATGGCACAATCGAAGTCAACCATCATTCGCGATTTCGGGGGCGGGTTGAATGTTGTCGATGACGATCTCAATCTTTCTTCATCGTATCAACCTGTTCTAGATAACGTGCATAGAGGAGTAGATAACACTCTTAACGTGAGATGGGGTACGGAGTTATTTGCAGACTTACGTCTGGGCACTGTAACTTCTAATGTTGATCCATTTGTTGCTACGTGGACTATAGATAATCGTGAAGTCGTATGCCAATATGCTTCTCATGGATTGCTGAATGGTGATCATATTACGTTCACGGCTAACTGGACAAATATGGCTGGACTGAAGCCAGAGGAGATTATCAATATACCACTCAGTGTACGTGTAACGGATGGTAATAATTTCACATTTGTAGTGAAGACTAAAGCATCCGCAAGTGGTACGGATACAGCAACGAAGTCGGTAACGAAAGACACACATTTCCTAACAGGAGATATAATTGAAATCACTTACTTCAGTGATCATGTAGTAGTGTTTGATACTCTTGGCGAGATTGTCAAGATTAATGCCGCGGGATTTATTACACGTATATGGGATAATAGTATAGCCTTCAGTACTCCGGGCACTGCTCAACCGGGACCGGGATGGACGAATCCCATAGACTACGTATCTACAGCAGTCTTTAAGGGTTCATTAATCGCCTGTAATGGTGTCGATAAACCACTTATTATTGATTTCTCTAAGACGCCTAATGTCACTTATCTAGCCGATCCGGGCGACTCTTATAGTACTGCACATGTACCTGTGTGTAAGTATGTGTGTACTATAGATAGATGGCTAATTATGGCGGGCGATCCACTATATCCATATAAGGTGCATATAAGTTCTAGTGACGCTGGTGGTGTGTGGGAGGGAGCCACAGATAGTGATGGTACTAGTATTGATCTGAATAATACCAATAGTTCGAGCCTCTTCATCAGAGGTATTAATAAGTTTAGAAACTTCCTTGCTGTCGCTTTCGATGATACGGTGTCAATGATTGAGTTAGGTATCTTCGATAGTACTGAACATAAACCGGAAGTGACAGATAGTGTAGCGAGACATGGAGCGGTTGCGCATAAGAGCATGATCTTCCTAGGTTTCGACCTCGTAATGGCTGATACGATAGGCGTCCCTAGTTTTAAGAAGTCTCAATTCGATAATTCTATCATTCCGAGTCGGCTGAGTGAATTTATCGCCCCTATGTTACAGAAGAACATCAGTAGACTAACCGCGAGTACATTAGTGAAAGATGTATTTAGTGTATATAGTACACACGATAGCCGGTATATCTTATTTGCCCCCAACCACGATAATGTACCAATACAGTTACCTAATGATCCAATTTATTATGTATATGAGTTAATGGGAACGAAGACTGCACTATTACATGCACCAAATCACAGTATGGAAGAAGGAGATCAATTCCAACTATCGCAGTTAGACGTAGTTACGACAGACATACCTATTAAGTGTGTCGTATCATCAGTTGTGAGTGAAGATATCATTACTTTCACTACGGTTAATGTTATAGGTCAGGCTAAGCGATGGGGAGGGCCGACTGTAGCGTTCAATCGATTAAGAACGGAGATGACTGCTTATGCATTAACGTATAATAGAGATCTGAAGATTAAAGCATGGTCACGTTATAAGGGATGGAATTTCGTCGCGGGCACTACCTCTTTATATGGACGAGTATTCCTCGCTTCTAAAGATAAAGTGTGGCGAATGGGCAATCGTTTCGATCCCATCTATGGTGACTTTAAGGGCGAGTACGATGGTACGTGGGTCAATGGTGTAAGTTATACAGTGGGACAGAGAATCAAAGACACAGTAACTAAGGAGATATTCGAGTGCGTGATTGCTCACACGTCAGGATCAGATGGAACATTTGACGAGAATAGGGACTTCTTTCCTTATAATTGGAAACCGTATAAAGGTAGACCCATAAACTTCGCTGTCGAGTTTCCGTGGGCCGACTTCGATAAGAGAGATATGACTAAGATAATGAAGACAATGAATATTGATGCTAAGGGGACAGATCGATTTACCGTGCAGATGTTTCTCGATTACTATTATAAGCATAAGATAACAGGTGTACGTACTCCTGCGATGAGCATGGATATGGTTGGTGGTGATAAGGGCGCTTATGGTGCTTACGAACAAACATATGGCACAGGTAGAATGGCTGTTCGTCAACGTCCGTGGCCGTTCCAAGCACGCGGTAAGTTGTTCAAACTTCGTCTTCAAGGTGCGACAGTAGAGCCTCTAAGGTTCACTGCATTCATCTTCAGTTATAAGATAACAGGAAGAGACCGATGAGTGGTGCAGTTAGAGAATACACGACGTATTTTGACTTCGAGATTCCTCAATTCGACTTTCCGGGTTGGCATGCTTACTATGATCGTAATATCAAGACGATAGATAGCATACTCTATTTAATGACGGGAACGGAGGCACTCAAGGGTGCATGGAGAAATAGTCACCAATATTATGTGGGCGATGTAGTTATCGATGTCGATAACGCACTTGCATTCGAGTGTATCACCGATCATGTCAGTGCATCAGTTCCGGTTACATTTCTGGAAGATAGAACAACTAATCCACTATATTGGCAGGAGATCAATAGTCTGAGTGAGGGCTTGTGGAGTACTTCGACCAGTTCAGTGGATATTGGTACTGGAATGAAGACTTTCACTACTCAGACTGGTAGAGTTTACAAACCTGGGGCGAAAATCATCGTCAATCAGACATCTAATCCTCAAATCAATTATATGTGGGGGTCAGTTACATCGTATAATCATGGCTTACTTATAATGGATGTTCAAACGAGTCATGGTTTGGGTACGCATAACGATTGGACAATATCTGTTAGTGGTGAACAGGGCGCAGTTGGTCCACAGGGTATTATTGCGGAGGCTCCATTAGACGGGGCAACGTATGGACGACAAATGAGCACTTGGGTAACCGTAGCAGTAACAAGTGCGTCAACATTATCAATCACACCAGCAGGAGGAATTCAAGCACATAATGTGGAGGATGCTATCTACGAACTCGATAGTGAGAAAGTAGGTAAAGGCGGCGATGAGATGACGGGAGCGCTTACTACGACAGCACTCGCCGTAGGTAAGTTTACTGCTACTGGTGATATCTATTATATAAGTAATACGGGTGTTCCTCGTTGGGCTACGAGAGGCGCAGACACCTCTACGTCAGACTATACGCTATTTCGATATAATGATTCTGGCGCAGTGCTGAGTGGGACTCCATTCCAAATAAAACGAGCGACAGGAGACGCATATTTCTCTTATAATGTGAATGTGATAGGGACACTTATTTGTTCAGGGTTGGCTACTTTCGCTAATGGTAGTTTTCAAGTAGGATATAATGCAACAATCGGTCTATATGGTGACGGGACTTATTTAGCACTTAGAGCTTATGGTAATAATCAAATCCTAATAGGAAATGCTGGCGGAACTGTACAATATGCATCGTTCCTGAAGTCACACTCATATATATATAGTCCTCTAGATGTAACAGGTACGCTAACTGCATCAGGTGATCTCGTAGGTACTAACATCTATGCTACAGGGTCGATGCACGTAGCTAGTCAAATTGTCTGTAATACTCTTAATGTGACTGGCGCCGCTGCTATAGGTAGTTCACTCACAGCAACCGGCTACACTGTCAATGTCGCCGAGGGATTTAAGACAGTCACTACAGGAGCCGTTAATGCGAATTCTCTCTATCAGAATGGTGTAGGTAAGTGGTCTGTAGGTACAAGTGGAACAACAGGTGACTACTTCTTCTATAGCTACACTTATAATAAACTACTTCTATCAGTAACCAATAGTGGTCTTGAGGCAGCACCTGGCTATAGGTGTCGAGAAGGTACTGATGGGGCACTATATGCTAATCCATTTAACGTCAGTTGGAACAGAAACACTAATGGATTAGTAGAGTTATGGATCGACTCTAGCAACATGGGGCCGATTGTAAATAGCCCTTCAGATTATCGCATGAAGAAGGATGTCACTCCTCTAACTACGATGTGGGAGACTGTTAAAGCATTAAAGCCTATTAAGTATACACAGGAAGCCTTCGGTAGTCTTATTACCGCTGATGATGTAGAGAGATGGGGCTTCATCGCACATGAGCTACAAGAGACGATGACACAGAGCGCGGCAACTGGCTATAAAGATGAACCTGATGCATTACAATCACCCAACGCACTCACCATTATTGCCGCATTAACTAAGGCATTACAAGAGGCGATGTCCAGAATAGAAGCATTGGAGGCGGCTAGTGCAGCTTGAACATAATACAGTTTCACATAAACAACGACGGCTAGAACGCCTTAAACGGGCGGGTTCGTGGTACGATATAAGAGAGATGTTAACTAAAGATGACTTATACATATTAGAGCCTCTCTTTCGTAAGGCACATCAAGAGCTAGTACCTAATCAAGACTTCGATATGAACGCTGTACTTAGACATGCTAATTATAAATTGGCTGATCCCGAACGTCTAACCTATAATGGATGGGCAGCATACAGAGAAGGCATTCCTGTTGGCTTCTTCATCGGAGGACTGACATCATACTTCATCTCTACTGATAAGTATGCGATGTCCAGCGTATGGTACGTCGATAAACCATATAGAGGTAGCCCTGTCGCCTTTCTCTTGTTGAAACAATTCCTACAATGGGGTGCTGTACGAGGATGTACCCGCTTCATCGTAGACATCATTCAAGACAAGCACTCTGACAAGCAAGTTCGTCTATTCGCCAAGATGTCTCAAAAGCTCGGCTTCAGAGAGGCTGGAGCGTATTTTGTAAAGGATGTCAACAATGCTGCCAGCATGGATGATCAACGACATTCGTAAATCGCGTGACGAAGACAATGAACTCGGACATGCAGCCATACCAGTATACGACTATCGTGATCATCATACTGATGGTGATAGCGATAGTGTTGATGGGGATAGCGATAGTCCTGTATTGAACGCAGGAAGTGGTGGTGGCCCTAGTCCTCCTCCCGCGCCCGATCCTATGGCCGAAGCTCAAGCTCAAATGAAACTTGAGGAAGCTAGAGCCGCCGCAGAAGAGAAAAACCGTATCGCCAAGGAAGAACGAGACGCTACTAAACTCGCAGCAGATAAGGAAGCCTATCAGGGACGGCTGAGTGGTGCATATGGTCAAGCACAGAACTACGGCTCTTCAAAACTAGCCGCTCTCGGTATCAACGACGACTACGGGATTATGAGTGCTTATCAATCTGCACTCGATAAGGCGAAAACAGGTATCCCCGATCTCGATCCGAATCCCGGTAGCTACTTCACTAGCTCTCTATGGGATACTGCTCTCGGCGAACAGAGAACAGCAGCCCGTAATAAGTTGACTAAACAGTATGAGACAGCAGTGCCATCAGATTATGCCACTACTTATATCCCTGATACTGCTGATGATGCATTGATCAATTCGATTATCGGCGGGCAGTATACAGATGCAAGTGCGGCTCTCGAACGAGCTAAGTCACGAGGGACACTTAACGACACTGGCTATGGTACAGCATCTAAGGCTCTCGCTAATCAGAAAGCAGGAGCGATTGCCAAAGCTAATGAACAAGGACTTGGTGTCCTTGAAACGGGTAGAACGAGTCTGAGAGATATCGATAAGGAAGCCCGTAATACTCTGAGCAACTGGGACTTCGGTACTACATACGATCCCTCTGCGTATTCTAATAGACTTAAGACTGCCACTTCAGGATTCACTTCGGGACTCGAGGGTAAGTTGAGGAATGCTTTTGGAGATACCGACTTCTTCGATACGGAGGCTCTTATCGCTAAGGGAGGTAAGGGACAAGGTGCGGTGAACACAGGGGCAGCAGCATTACAAGACGCAATTAGTGAAGAAGAGAAACGTCGAACTGCCGGTTCTGTTGGGGCGTTCTAACTTAAGAGGAACGCAAGGATGGAAATGATGGGTGGTATGTTCGGAGCCGCCGGTAGTATTGCCGGTGCGTTCATTGCTGCCGATGCTCAAAATTCTC